GGGATAAATTAGTTAAAAAGGATAATTGGAGGGTAAGCAATGGAGGAATATTTGGAGGTCAGAGGGAGGGTTTTAGTGATATTGCAAATAAACATTTAAGAAGAGATAATAAAAATTATGTTCGTTAATTAACTAGATGTCTTAATCTATTTATAATTTTTCTTAACCTTTCATTTTCATCTATAAGTTCTTTGATTATATTTAAGATATCATCAAAATCTGTTGTAACTCGTTCAATAATATCTTCATCAGATTGACATTCAGAATCACTTTCCATATAATTTAATTTATTTTTTAATTTATTTTATATAAATATAATAAAATGTCTTACTTTGTTGCTTCTGATAAAATACCTATTTCTCAAAAGTCTGTCCGTATCCCAGCTGAAAATGGTGTTAATTATATTGCTGGTCAAGAAATCCGTTTAAGAATTGATCCATCTGTAAAATTTTTTAATCCACAGGAAACTTATCTTGAGGCAAAGGTTAAAGTAAAACCTCCTACGTATTCGGCAAGTGGTATTGATAATCTTCCTTGTCCTACTAAGTTATCACTTGATGCTGAGACGGGAATGCAATGTTTATGTCGTCGAATTGCTATTCATGATTCTAATGGTGTTCTTTTAGAAGAAATTGATAATTACAACACTCTTGTATCTTTAATGTATGATTATCAAACTAATGATAGTTTGAGAGGCAAACGTGCCTTAACCGAGGGTTCGGGTTTCCCTGTAAGTGATTCCCGTGGCACAAACGGAACTACTCGTTCCACTGCTAATCAAACTAGAAATAATAATTATTGGAGAAATCAGCACGGCACTCTTGCTATTATTAATGCATCATGGACTGCTGATAACTTTGTTGATGCTAAATGTATCATCCCATTACACACAGGAATTTTTTCAAATGACAAAATCTTCCCTAACATGCTTATGGGACAAAATGGTATCACTGTAACCATTCTTCTTGAAGATAATTCCAGAGTTTTCCGTCAACTTGATGGTGCTATGAGGTTCCGTAGATTACCTCTCAATCCTAAATTTAGAGGTAGAACTCTTGCTGGTGCTTCTGTTGTTAATAATGGTTCATTTAATGAAGTTTATTTTAAACAAGAAAATAGTATTAATCAAGCACCACAGAGTCTCCCGTTTTGTGTAGGAGAAAAATTAGGTTTCCAAAGATGGGTTTCGGGTAATGCATCTGTTGTTGCTTTCCAAAATGCTTCTCATCTTCCAGTAATTAAAAGTATAGAAGTTGATGGAGGATATGTTAAAGCAACTCTTAATGCTTCTGTTGAAATTAATGGAAAGGGTATGGATGCTTCGGCACAAGACATTTTTGCCTTTTCTCAATCTGTAAGTGATGCTACTACCTATGATGTAACATATGAACTTAGTGATGTAAATCTTATTGTTCAGAGTGTCTCAGCTGGTGCTCAGTATGAAAATGAAATGATGAGAAAAATGAAAGAAGGTGGTTCAATAAATTATGATTTCTTATCAACAACTTGTTATAAGCATTCTCAACTTGCTAGTGATCGTGTTGCCAATATTCGTCTTGGAATAAATAATTCAAGGGCAAAATCAATCTTATGTGTCCCAACAGATGCAACAAATTATACGACTAAACAAGTATTAAATGCTTCCGAAACATTTAATTTAATCAGCAATGAACAAACAACTACAAATGAATGTCCCGACTTTTATTTAAGAAGTAATCGTCCAGGACTTGAAGGAATCACTGATGGTATTGTTGATTTCCAGTTTCTTTATGACTCCAAGTTGCAACCAAATCGTCGTGTGCCTTGTAGCAAGGTTGCTTCTAGTAAATCTATTGATGCCCAGCATCTTATCCTTTTGGATCAAGCACTTTCTCAGGCAGGTATCACTGGACATAGTTTCCAGAGATTTAATCAAAACTTTGTTATAGGAAAACCTCTCGCACTTGGCGATGGTGTTTATAATGGTGTTGGAAAGGATTTCTCCTTACAGGTAAATTATTCTGATTCTAGTGCTAAAAATAAATTATGGTGTTGTTTCGTCCATCATATTCGTAGAATTGTTGTATCAGGTGATTCTGTTAGTGTTGAATTGTAAATTTAAAGAAAGTAAATTATTTTATTTAATTTATTTATTTTATATAATTATATTATAAAAATGAGTTCTACTTCGTATATTCAGTTAGCACCGAGCAATCACCCTAGTAATTCTACCATATCTTATCGTGATGGTAACCCAGTTATTAACTTTATTTTAGGTGAGCAAGACAGATTCCTTATAGGTTCTTCTGTAAGACTTGTTGGTAACATTTCGGTTTACAAGACTTCTGATGGTGCTGGATTTGGTAATATTCCACTTGCAACAGATGATCTTAACATTTCTCCTAAATTAGGTGTATATGGAATTCTAGATCAAATTACTTTGTCTTCTCAAAAGACTAAAAATGTAATTGAATCTGTAAGACATTATGGACGTTTCCTTGCTTCTTACTTACCAAATGTAAGTTCCAAACAAGAAGCATTAGGTCATATGTCTGCTACAAGTGGAATGGTTCCGAATGTAAGTCTCCAGCAAAAGACTTTTCCTGCAAATGTTAATGGTTCTGCTGGTGCCGACAGAAATTTCAGAGGTAATAGTTTTGCTATTAACCTTCCAACTGGATTCCTCATGAGTCGTGAGAACATAAGCTTAAGTGGTCGTGGAGGAGGTATTGGTGGTTTAGAAGTTGCTTGTCATCTTGCCCCAGATAGTCAGTTCCTTAATGGTTCTTGGACTAATGCCTTTTATCAATTAACTGATGTAAATCTTGTTTGTGAAGTTGTAAATCCTTCACCTGATGAATTATCTAGAATGATGAGTCAAACTTCTGCAACTATGGAATACAATGCTATTTCATCTTATTACCAAACTATTGCCTCTTCCAATGCTATTATTAATTTCCGTTTAGGTTTAAGTCGTGTATTGGGTGTATTTATGTCATTTATCCCTTCTGTTGCATTAAATAATTTAGCATATGATGGATATCAAACAACTCCTCTTATTAATAATTTAGCAACCCAAGAGATTGCTCCTATCAAGCAAATAATCTTTACTCGTGGAGGAGAACGTCTTCCACTTATGTATAACCTTGACACTAATGTTCGTGATGATGCCGATTCAACTATTTCTGATCCTCAAGTATTAAGAAATCTTGTTAATTCTTTCCAAAACTTTATGAAAACAATCAAGAGTCAACAATCTCCTATTACTAATGATCGTGTAGATGGTGGTGGAACTGCTCTTACTGAATATGCCGATGCTGGTAAAATGTTCGGTGTAGGAGTTGCATTTGATAATATTTCGGGTGAAGGTATAGATTTCAGAACTGAAAATTTCGGTGTTCAGATGGAAACTGGTTTAACTGCTGATGTTCCTCATTCTGCTTTCTTATTTGTTAGATCTAAACAAACTCTTGTAATGAATGCAAATGGTCTTCAAGTAATCCAGTAAATAATAAATTTTTGTAATTTTATTTATTTTATTTTAATTTTATATAATTATATTATAAAATGAACAACGATATGAGCAATGAAGTTGATGAAACTGGTCGTATCCCTAACCTTGTAAAAATAGGAGCAATTGCTACTGATACTGCTATGGATATGGATCAGGAAGTTCTTGATCCAGTCGTAAATAATCAGGATTTTTGTAGATTCGTTTTAAGCAATAAAGGTTTTCTCCATTCTTTTTCAAAGATTACCCTAGGATTATCTGCCCCAGCTGGTAATGGTTCTTCTACTTTTCCTGTAGGAGTAGGAGTGCATTCTTTAATCCGTCGTTGTGCTTTACGAATCGGCACGACAATAATTGCTGAAACTGATGATTTTAATCATTGGATGGGATACAAATCAATGTTTATTGATAATGACATTAATTTAGAAAGAGAAACTTATTTAACATCAAGAATTATGAATCATGATGTTATTTACACAAATTTAAATGATTTAGAAAGTAATGTAAATGCATCTTTTATGGGTCTTAAAACTTATTTAGAATATGATGTAGATGATGATGGAAGTGGTGGTAACCTAGAACCACAGAAAGAAATTATGGCAGGTAATACTCCTGTTTTCCAAATTTCTGTTGCTGATTTATTCCCTTTCTTAAGATTTAATCAACTTCCACTTTATATGATTGA